GACATGATAGAGAAACAAAATGTGCGAATTAATATGTTAACTAGCACTTGATGTGGCGGTAACCGCCGCCACGGGCCCTAAGACAAGAAAAGATCGGAGAAGAACCAGACGCCGTGTGTGGGGTTGTACGGGCCAGAAAACGTACCGGATCGCACCCGAAAAGGCACAATCCTCAGTCCACACCTTCTCACCAGACTGCCCAATGACAGCTAGCACAATTCGAAAAAGGTGCCGCGTTCATGCAGATGCCTACAACTGCTTCTCCACGGGCACGGGTCTTTAAACCGGCACACATGGTCGAGAGGCCAAGGTTCATCGGATGGTCCAGAAGATTTCTCCGAAATCACAAATTCGTGCACTCAACATACGGCAGTCAGCCGTTTCCGGACTTGTGACCGGCATGCCTCGACATGGTTGTTTTACACCTCGAAAGGCGTGCACGAAAGAAAGGACTACTCATTGCCATACAGCCCACGGACATGCCAAATGTCCTTGGAAACCGCAGGTCGAATGCCGGCATTGGAAGCAGCCGACAAAGAGAGTCCAACATGTGAAAGACGTGAATGAAGAGCATCACCCGACAACACAACAAGGTTGGCAGTGTCGATGGGGATGGTGGGGCGAACTACGGCCTGAGGATGTAGAACAGCAGCCCGATCAATGGGTTGAACGGGCAAAGTAAGCCAGTGTTGGTAGCTGCCTACAACAGGGTCGTCGGCAACCACAGCAGGGGCCAGGACATTGGCAAGAGGGCCAATTTCATCATGCTGTTTCTTCTCATCAACTTCATCAGTCGGATCCACTGAACGGGGAACGGTCACATTTGCAGGGACCCTATTTCTCCTCAACCAAGCCTGTTGGGCTTTCAGTGGGTGGATGACGGTGTGGTTAGTTCCGTCAGGCCGGTGGACGACGACTTCATCAGAAGCAATCCAGTTGCCATTGACATCTTCCACACCATACTCGGCAGTGCCATCACGGCGACAGCCAGGTAACATAGGTGGGAAGTTGACGGCAAAAGGAAGGGAAGGGACTGTAGCAACAGCCCTGGCAAAATCCTCTTCGTCAGCACGTGTAAGGCCATAGAGATGCATGAATATCATATATGTCGCATCAGAAGGCCGAATACGTTTATGAGTGTCATGGGACAAAATGTAACGCACCGTGTGTGCTTCACAAGTTGCGGTGAGCTCAAGTGTCCTGGCATTCAGGATTCTCAGAAAAGGCAAACCGACATAGACGCGACATCTGCCAATCGCATCACCACGCACCAAATTAGACAAGGGCACACCCGCAGGTGGCCGCGTGAACCATCCATACTTGCTCCAAGC